GAAATTGATATCAGAACACTCTTTAAGAACAAAGTCTAATAGTTCTTGTATATTTTTAAATTTCTTTTCTTCCATGAATAAATGCTTTAAATTTTGAAATTGTAGATTTCGGAGTTCTTGTAAATTTTAAAAATTCTCTAACTTTTTCAATAGCTGGTTGATAAAGTAATTTTCTACCCGAACCAGCATTATTCATAAAATCTTCAATTTTTGGATATCCTGTGTGATTTTCTGTCCAATATTTCGAAAATTTGTCTGTAAAAGGAGACATCGAAATTTCGAGTTGTCTTAAAGAAACCGGTAGTTCTGGAAAATTGTCTGTATCAAGACCTTCTTCTGATATACAGAGATGAGTTAGATTTTTTGGTAATTCTGGAAATATAACATGATTATCAGTTTTTATTGATAAAAATATTAGTTTTTCTGGTAATTGTGGTAATTTATTAAATTCTCCATCTATTTCTAATTTTTCCAAATCTAATTTTGATAAAAATTGATTATCTCTTTCATTATCAAATAATTCATCATTACCAAAAATAATTTTAATTTCATAAAATTTACAATCGAGATATTGTTTTAGTAACGTCTGAGCAAAATAAATCCTCTCAAAATTTATATTTGGTGCAAATATTCGTAAATAGATCATGGTACTGTTATATTTTCCAGAACCATAATCCTTTAAGTTTCCCAACCAATTATATGTATAATTCATATCAGAACACTCTTTTAACACGAAATTTAACAATTCTTCTGGATTTTTAAAATTTTTTTCTTCCATAATCAGTATATATTATTTTTTATTTTCGATAAACATTTTTATATTTGTATTATAAAATATAAATATGAAAATAAGAAATGGTTTTGTGAGCAATTCGAGCTCAAGTAGTTTTATAGTTTTTTTTCCAAAAGAACCACAAACAAGAGAACAAGTGAAGGAAATGATGTTTCGAGATTTGTCAGATTCGGATATGATCGATCATTATGATGAACATAAGACTGTTGAAGAAGTTACAAAAAGAGTTTTTGATGACATTAAAAACCAGAAAGTGAATGACATCAAAGCTGCCGCTGATGAATATGATATTTATGATGTAGCAGGATGTCCAAAAACAAGTGAATATATAGAACATTTAACAGGTGCTTTGGATTGGAATCGATATGATAAAGATTGTGAAGAATTTTCTAAAAAAGAATTTGAAAAATTAATTAAAGAACATCAAAATGAAATTTTCTATACTTTCGAATATGAAGATAATATCGAATCTGTTCTCGAACATGGAGATATTTTCAGAAATTTATTTAATGTGAGAATGAGCAAACATTAAAATAATATATAAGATTATGTTAATAGATTTTGAAGAATATTTATGTGAAAGATTGGGTGTAAATGAGGATGTTCATATTTTATCAGAATTTTTATATAATAAACTTAAAGACGAGAATAAAAATAAAGTTGTTATAGAAAAAGATTTTCCAGAAAACATTTCTTTTAAAATAAAAAAAATCATAATAGAATTTAAATCTGATGTAGATTATAATGCATCTTTTAATAAGTCTAGATCAAAATTAACCGAAGATGGATATATATTATATCTAATTTTTAATAGAGAAGGTAATCTTATGGATAATTTATATCATGAATTTACACATGTTATCAAATTTGATAAGTTGACTATAAAAAAAATAAAAGGATTTAATTCTAATGTAGATGCTTCCGATTACTTTGATAAAAAAAAGTTTAAAAGATTGATAGATTGTATTTATATGTCAGATGAAAGTGAAATAAATGCTGCAGTTGCTGAGTTTTACTCTAAAATATCAAAATTTTTCAAAAGTTCTAATAATACTAATAAATCAGTTTTATTTAAGTCTTATATAAAAAATTTGGATAGATACTCTGATGAACTTATTAATTATAATATATTTGAAGATTTAGAAAATATATCTGATAAAGATAAACTATATTTTTTTAGAAAATTCACAAAAATAAGAAATATATATAAAGAAAGTGATAATAAGTTATTAATAGCTTACAAATTAATTAAAATGTTTATATTAGATAAACCCGACAATAGAATAACTTTGTATTATGCAATGTGTTCGTTACAACGTTTTATTAATAAACAAGGAGAAAAATTAAAATTAAAAACTCATAAATTATACGATTTAATTTAAAATTATGTTAGAACAAAAACAAATAGACGAATTAAAGAATTTCTTTGTTGATAGTTATGATAATATATCAAAAGCTAAAGATCAAATAAACGATTCTTTTAAAATTTATCAAATAGATTTTCAATATGATTATGATTCATTTTGTAAAGATTTTTTATCTATAGTAGACGAATTTAATATTGACTATTCTAAAATTGGAGAAGTTGTTGTTGTAGCTTTCGTGATTTCAAAAATGATAGTATCTAAATTACCACCCGAAAAAGTAGACCAGATAAAAGAAACCGAAGAATTTAAAGAAATTCGAAAAAGATTTGATTTTTAAATGAAAGTTATCATTACAAAATCTGGTTTTAATCCTCATAATACCTGGCAACCTTGGTATAGTGATAAAGTTGGTCAGATTTTTGAAGTTGATTCCAAAATACATAATCGTTATTATCAAGTGTTATCAACAGTCAATTTTATTGATATAAAAAATTGTATGACTTTATCTTATTTCCGACGCAAAAAATTGGAAAAAGTATTGAATTTTAAAGAAAAGTTTGAGTTTTCACTCAAACTTTTCATATTTTATGGTATATATAAAATATGGAATTAGATAAGATTATACAAAGACTCAAGGATAAACACGGTGATAAATTTGAATATCCTAATTTAGAAAAAGAATTAAATGACTGGAATTCTCATATAACTCTGATATGTAAAAAACATGGCCAAATTAAACAAAACATTAGAAGTCATCTAAAAAGCAAAGAAGGATGTCCAAAATGTTCTGTGGATTCGACTAGATTAAACATACAAGAAGTTTTAGAAAAAATTTATCTAGTTCATAATGATAAATATAAATATCCTTATATTGAAAAGGAATATAAACAGTATTTTTCAGATATAACACTCTTGTGTGAAAAACATGGAGAATCTAAAATAGTATTCAGAGACCATTTAAGAGGAACAGGTTGTCATGAATGTTATATCGAAAGAATAACAATTCCTTTCAAAGAAATAATAAAAAGGTCAACAAAAATTCATGGTGATAAATATGTTATTGATGAAAATCAAACATATAATGGATATTCAGAAGATATAGAAATATATTGTAATGAATGTAAGAAACATTTTAAGCATACTGTTTCCGCTCATTTACAAGGACAAGGTTGTCTGATTTGTGCTATAGAAAATAGAAAAGACACCTTTGAAAGTTTTAAAATAAAAGCTGAAAAAATTCATCAAGATGATTTTGGAAATCCTAAATTTTTATATCTTGATAAGAATTATACTTATTCTGATGAATATCTAATGATAACCTGCAAAAATCATGGTGAATTTCCTCAAACACCGAATAGACATTTGATTGGTCATGGTTGTCCTTATTGTAAAGAGAGTAAAGGCGAAAAAGAAATTTCAAGAATACTAAATAAATTAGGAATAAAATTTATTCGACAATATAAAAACGAAAAATGTGTTAATAAAACGAAATTACCGTTTGATTTTTATTTACCAGATTATAATATTTGTATAGAATTTGACGGAAGACAACATTATCAAATAGTAGAAAGTTTTGGTGGAGAGGAAGGATTTAAAAGAACTAAAATAAATGATGAAATTAAAAATAAATATTGTCAAGAGAATGATATTAGACTTTTCAGAATAAAATATACTGAAAATATTGAAAAAGAAATCAAAGAAATTTTAAACTTTTTATCACAACTTTAATATATTTTTTATGGACATATATTTTTGTCCAAATAGGCTTTAAAAGGCTTCAAAAAACAATTAAAGGAATTATGAGTGAATTAGACAAAGAAGTGGATCTCTTTAACATGGATACAGATGACTCCACATTAGATTTCTTAAACAAGAAAGAAAAAAACAACGACGGTATATATCGTCCAAAACTTGAATCTGCAAAGGATCCAAAAAAGGGATATATCTCGACACTAAGGTTTTTACCTAATCTTAGTAAAGAAGGTAAAGTTGGTGTTTCAGCAATTGAAAAACATATTCATTATGTTAATCTACCAAACAACGAAGACCTAAGAGGTTATTATGATTGTGCAAAAAACTATACAGACAAATGTGAAATCTGTACTATGTTTTGGAAATTTCATAACTCGAAGAATGCGGCGGATGTTGAAAAAGCTGAATTGATTAAACGTTCTACAAAATATTATAGTTATGTACTTATTGTAGAAGATGAAAATCAACCAGAATTGGAAGGTAAAATTCTTATCTATCCTTATGGATACAAGATTAAAGAAAAAATCAATGATGAAAAAAATGGTGTTGCTGATGAAAAATGTAATATTTTTGATTTAGCTAACGGTAAAGATTTCAGATTGGTTATTAAAAAAGTAGGTGAATTTAGTAATTATGATTCTAGTACTTTCTTAAAAAAATCAGCTATCAAAATCAGTGGTAAAGAAGTTCCTACTTCAATCAATGAAGCATCTGGTAAGAATTCTATCGTACCTAAATTTCAAGCTAAATTAAGAAGTTTTCTTCTTGAAAGAGAAGTTGAATTAGATGACAACAAAGCAAAAGAATGGGATGACGAAACTAAAGGTAAAGTTTCTAAAATAATATCAGTTATCAGTGGCGACGATATCGATTTTGCAGAAACTTCTATCAAAAACACTTCTAAAGGAAAAAATTCTTCAATTGAAGATGACGAAGTAGATTTTACAGAAACTAAAAGTAAGAATAATGTCAATGACGATGTTGAAAGTTTCTTCGATTTAGATGATGAAGAATAAAATTATTTAAAAAAAAAGACCTGAAAGGGTCTTTTTTATTTATCTAAATAAGTTATTGTTGTCAATATTTATTTTGATATTTTAGGATAGCGAAGACGTTTGGGTGTTCCTATTCTATCTAATTTTTTTCTAAAAGTTTCTTTGTTGGTTTGATCCAATTTGTCTATATCTTCATTATATTTATCTGTCATCAATTTTTTCAATTCTTCCCAAGTTTCTCGTGTGGGTCTCAAAAAGACAGATAAATCATCACTATCTATTGTAACCGAAAAATTTCCAAATTTTCTAGAATTTTCATATAACCCTATCTTAAAAATTTTGTTAATTTCATCAAAAGATAAATTTTTAATCTTGTTAATTAATTCTCCACAATCTTTTTCATCTTCCTGAGTTCTTTTATCTATTTTTTCTCCTGATTCTTTCCAAGAATCTTTGACAATATCAGTCAAATCTTTTCTTGTTTTGTTAAGATTTTTAAACCAGTCAATCAGACCTTCATTAAGATTTTCAAATGACTCAAATGTTTTTACGTGTTTCATATTTTATTTTTTAATTATATATTAAATAAAAAAATTCAATTTTTTAATAAATTCCAGTATTTGTTAAATTTATCTATTCTTTGAGAAATACCATTAATTCCGCCGTTTACTCTTTTTGTTACAGCAGTTATTGTATCAATTCCTGGTCCTTTATCACATATAGTCCATAAATTATTTCTATAAAAGAAAAATAAACCAGCCGTCAACGCATATTTTGTATTCAATAAATCTGGATTAGAAACACAATCCTCGCCTATAAATTTTGAGAAATCTGAATAATTTTGTTTGCCCGTAGTCATAATTGTGGAGCGACCACGATATTTAAAGCCTTCCTGACTAGCTTCATCCCCGTTTCCCATTCTGTTGGCATAAACTCTCGAACCTATTTTAATTGGTTGATGTGCATAAGATTCGTTGAGATTTCCAGGAAAATATGAAGGAAATATTTTTTTCAAACCATCAGCAGAATAATTTAGATTTTCGGTTAATGTCTTAAAAGAATTTGATTCATGATCGCACTGACTAAGAAAATGAGAAAGTCTCAGATTAGTAGTTACTCCAAATTTCATAGACTCTTCTATTAATTCTAAAATCATTGAATCAGGTATCACTCCTTTTAACTTATCTGTATTTAGTTTATTTGATGTTACAGGAAACATCTTTCCCCAAGTACCGTCTCCAACCACACCGTCTGGAGTTAACCCATTTACAGACTGCCAATTTTTAACCGCGGTTTGTGTACCAGTACCAAAAATTCCATCAGGATTTAATCCTAATTTTGTTTGAAGAGTTTTTACATCTTCTCCAGTTGAGTTTAGTTTTAATAACATGTTATATTAATTTTTTTAAAATCGGATTT